TGTGCCAGTACAGAATCTGGTACAGGTAAGACACTGGCGCTGGAAGCCGCGGCATCGGTCTGGGGACACCCAACCCACTACCGCACAGGCAAGAGCACATCTCCTGTGGCCATGCAACAGCGCCTCGGCTTGCTCAACAGCCACCCGCTGATTACAGATGAGATCACATCCAAGAACCGAGACGACTTTGAGTGGTTGCCCGAGTTCCTATTGGACATGACCGAAGGCCGCGGCAAGGAGCGTATGGAGTCAGGCTCCAACAAAGAGCGCTTGAATCTGTCTACATGGATGACCAACGCCTTGATGTCATCTAACACCCACATCGTGGACTACCTGACTGGTGGACGTACGCACTCATCTGAGGGCGAGTTGCGCCGCTTGCTTGAGTTTGTGCTTGAGGATGAGTTGACTTGGGAGCCGCACGAGATTGAGATTATCAAGTCGTTGCAACACAACTATGGCTTGGCTGGATACGCTCTGTCTCAGTACCTTGCTGACAACGCCGATAAGTTCCCTGTCATGGTGGGCGAAGCTGTTGCCGGTATGTACACTGAGTTCAAGGCAACCAACGATGAGCGCTTCTGGATGGCAGGCGTTGGTGCTTCAGTATGCGCCCTCAGAGCGTTTAAAGAGTTGGGTGTGGCCGAGATACCGTTCCGACCCATTTTGAACTCTTACAAGAAGGCTGTAGACTACATGCGAGCCAGTATGAAGAGCAGTGTGCGCACCGCTGTGGATGTACTGAACGCCTACACCCGTGAGAACTACGGCTTTTTTGTGGTGATTAAGCCTAGCAAGGGCGGCTTGATGGCTGAACTGGGTAGCGGCAAGGACATCGATCTGTCGATCACGCGCAACAAGGTGTTCGGGCGGGTGGAGCATGAGCCGATCCCCAACCACATTGACTACTTCATCGAGGAGCAACTGCTCAAGGCTTACTGCGCCACTATGAGCTTTGGTTACTCGTCGTTTAAGCGCCAGCTTGAACAACTGTACAACGTGGAGTATCTCAAGAAAGACATGATGGCCAAAACCAAGGGGCCACAGATGCGGGTATCAGTTATGAAAATCAGACGCGAGATTATTGAAGCCGATGAAGTACTCCTTAGTGCGCCTTCCGTGGGAGAAAGTTGAAAAGGGGCAGGGGTTTTTTGTACCCTGCCTCGACACCGAAGCCATGCGTGAGTGGGGCTTAAAGCAAGCGTTCTTCCAGCGGATACTAGATGCCCACGCTAGCGTGGGCATCCTTGACGACAAGCTCGGTGTTATGTTTTACCGGAGGCTTCCGCTCGTTTGATCGCGTTCTCAAACTTGGCTGAAATGTCCTGACGGGCGGCATCCAGCCTGTCTATGCGCACACGTTTCTCAGCCGCGGACATATTTTCCATGCCTCTGATGCGCTCCTCATCGGTACGCAAACGCCCCATTACAGTCTTGTACTGGTTAGCCAGCCCTGCAACAGCGACCTCGGTACGATTGTCTGCCAGAAAATCTTTAGCATCTTCTTTACGGCCTTGCTTAATCATGCTGTCGTACGAAGACTTGGCTTGCAAAGACTCAGTTGCCATGCGGTACATCACATCGGCATCAGCACCACCAAATTTCTTCTGGAACGAGCTACCAATGAACGGCATCTCGGTAATGCGCTTATCAGGGGCTTCACCTGCTACGGGGCTACGGAACAACGCATTGGCTGCGCCCATAACAATCAACGGCAATTGACCGAAGTAGCCGTTTGACAGGTGTTCAATCTGTACAGGAGACAGTAGTGGCAACGCCTTACTCATGGCTTTAGCCGCCTCCGTGGTGCTTGTAGAGAAGCGCTCTTGTAGCGTCTTTTCCTGCATACGCGCAGACTCAATCTCGTTGCCTGTATAAAAGTTCTTATTGCTGTAAACCTCAAACGCTGGCTTGATAATTTGCGGCATAAACTTAGACGAGTAGCCGGGTATCGACATCAGGAACATGTCGCGCAGTGCGTCAAACTGTTGCTTGCCATCGGTCTCTGCTTTCATAGCGTCGACAGCGGCTACAGCCAAGGAGAAAAACCAGCCAGCCTCATAGGGGATGGGCAGTTTAAACGGCTCATCAACGCCCGGAATTGGGATGAAGAAGTTGCTGTACTTGTCCTTGGGCTTGGCGTTTCGGAAGTACTCATCATCCTCCATTGCCATGGCGTAGAGAACACCAGTGCCGACAAGGAGCATGGCATTGTTAAAGAACTTTTGCTTGATGCGTTGCTGTTCTTCAAACGGCATTTGACCCGTGGCAGCTTTGTACAAAACGTTCAAGCCTTGAATCTGCGCGTTAAAAAACGGGATCAAACGGCTGGCGTACTGCACTGTGGGCGATAGACCGCGCTTGTAGAAGTTCATTGACTCCATCGTGGCCATGTCAGCTTCGACCTCAGACAATCCGTTCCTAATAGCGTTGTCGTATACCAAAGCGCGGGTAGCAGCATCGGCATTCATTGCGCTTTTGTCCATCATGGCGAACAATCTGTCTACCGCGCCTTGGTTGTTGCCAGCCAGTTGAAGCGCAATCTTAGCGATATCGTCTGGGTCACCCGTAAAGATACCGCTCTGGATCAAGCCCTTCTCAATCAGTTTTTTACCTGTCTCGCTTGTGCCGCGTGTCATCCTGACAAACTCTTGTCCTGCCTTGGCCACAGCAGTCAGAGGGTTGTAGTTCAAACCGCCCGTAAAGGAAGCGGCCATTGGGTCACGAATCAACTGACGCGCAATGTAGATCGGCATACGCGTCACACCGGCACGCAAAATGTCACCAGCGATACCGCCGATCTTTAAGAACGCAGGGAGCGTCAGGTGTGCGCCTTCCAAGCTTTTCACAATCAACTCAGCAGGGATACCGCCCATGATCGTGTCGTCTGTACGCACGCGCACCCAGCGCTGGCCGTCGTCTTCAGGATCGTTTGCATCAGGCTCTTGGTTAAACTTGATGATGTCCGACCCTGCTGGCGCAGAACCTTTGTGGATTGGCATGGCGTTAGACGGCTTGCCGTCCTTGCCAACTGAGCCCTTGCCTGCGCCAATAGATTGGAACGCATACGCCACGTTCTTGGTGGCCAGATTGGTCAACGCCTTGTCTGTGATGAGCAGGGTGTTGCGTGGGAGCGACTCGGTCAGGGGAAGGATTTTGCTCTCGCCCCCTTTAAGTTCAGCCAAGTATGGCTGGTGACGGATGTCGCCAATGTTGATAGTCACCTCATCACTAAAGACAAGATCAGCCATGCCGTTTTCTTTTACGCGGTAGAACGGAACGTAGTCACCATCCTTGAGCAGTTTGGTGGCAGTCTCTTTGGGGATAGCGCCAGTCGATGCCAAGAACTGGATCAGACCTTTGTTGTACGAGTTGTACGTACTGCGCACTTCTTCCAAAGCTTTCTTAAGCTTGGGGTCTGCGTTGACTGCCGCCATGGCAGAGCGCAGGTCAGCCTCGGATATGCCAAGACCGCCCACATCCAGCTTAGCCAAGCCTTTGTTTGCCGCACGTTGTGCAATCATGTACGTGGTAGCCAAGTCAACGCGGCCTCTGGCGTTGCCGCCCGGGATGCGCCCTATGGCATCAAAGACATCCTTGGCACTGTTTTGGTTTGTAGACTTGATGCCGTGGAAACCTTTAGCGTCTGTGTACAACTCCATCGGGCCGTTCATGAGCGTAGCGCTCACAACCGCCATCTTCTGGTCAGACTTGGTTACGCTGTACATAGCCTGCACAAAGTTCTTGGTGTCACCCATTTCCTTAGCGCCAGCCTTCAGCGCTTCACGCAAACCAGCACGCATATCCACCAAGTTCATCTCAGTTTCAAGCGCCATGTTTTTGCCCAAACGCTGGCTGAAAGATTTAGGCTGTGCCACCACACGGCGTGCTAGATCAGACAAGGCATCGTCTTGGCCGTATTGGGGGTTGCGAGAGAACAACAACCCAGACGCAGGGCCAATCGGGTTAATGTCTGCTGCAACAATTGCAGCGCCTTCATCTAAATCTAAGAAGTCTACGTAGTTGTAGCGCGACTCATCCGACACTGGTTTACTGCGTGAAAGCCTATCTAAGAACTTATTGCCCGCAATACCAAAAGAGGCCATCAATTCTGAAACAGCTTTCTGGTTACCCATAGCAATCTTAAATGCGTCATACACATCTTTGCCAGAGGGGTTAGGGTCACCACTAAGTTCGCGGTTAAACCGGGCTTTTTGCTGATTAGGCAATGACTCAAAAACTTTACGTAAAGATTCCCCAACACGCGCAGACTGGTCAAGTATGGGCGCATCTAAGTTAATAAATGCTTCTTCTGGTTGACCATGCAATGTGCGTAACAGTCTGCCTTTTGGCGGCTCTGGTAGTAATACAGGAGGCAAGTCAAAACGGTGATTAAAATCTTTAGGGTCTAAAAGTTCTAGCGCCAGTAAACTTGCCTGTTCTTTTTTGCGGATTTGTTCTGTGGGTGCACTTAGTATTGCTGTACGCAAATTGTCGCGTGCAGTGTCCAATAAGTAGCCTATGGCTTTGTGGTACTCGGCTTCTGTTTTGTAGTAAGGCTCAGTGTAGTAATTTTCCAGTACACCAATAGCCGCGCCTACATCAGCGTTTGCCTTCTTGTCTTTTTTCCATGTAGCAATAGCCTCGTTAAAAGTCATGCCTTTATAGACCGGTTTATTGGTACCTTCAGCATTCCACTTTTTAATCTCGGGCAGGTCGTACCAAGCGTTAACCACCGCTAAAGAACGGCCACTGTTTTTTTGTTCTGCAACACGTTTGTAGTACTGTCCAATAGACTCTCGTTCAGCGCGGTATGTGCCGTAGCCAAACGCCTGTGATCCTTCGCCAGAACTCATGTACGTGTGGTCAAACTTAGTAAAAGTTCCTGCTGTTCCGTGCCAAGTACCTTTAAGTTCAAGCTGCGCCGCGCCGTACGCCATGTTGACTAAATCGCCTACTTTAATGCTTTCAGGCGCAAGACCAAACTTCTCTAAAGCTTTGGTAAAAGCTTTAACAATCATGCGTAGCCAGTTAGCAATAGCTGATCCACCTTTGACTCCGGCAGGGTTAACGCCTGCTTTCACAGCTTCTTCTACTGCGTAGGCAATTAACTCATCGTCCATCTGTTCTTCTGTAGTGCCGGCTTCTCTTGCGCGTCGCTCTGCCGCGCGACCAATACGCCCTTCTAAAGTGTTGGCTGGCGCTTTGCTCCAGCTACGCACAGCATTAGCTAGTGCTTTAAACTGGCCTGCGTTAAAGAAGTTGCGGAAGCCAATGTGAACACCAACTTCGTGTAACAGTATTGCAAGACCTTCATTCTTAGCAATATTGTCGGCAAACATGTATGCGCGTTCTGTGTCTGGATCAACAAACGCTTTTGCGTCAGAAGGTATCAACCCGTCGTACTCTGGTTTCTCTTGCAAGAACTCATCAACAGATTTGTACACAGAAACTTTTTTAGCGTACGTGTCTTCGTCTCCCACAGCCTTGCGTAATTCACTACGCAGTTCAGTAACAGACTGCCCTTGCACTGGCACACCACGCGAGAAGGCAACCTTTGGCGGCTTAGGAATAGACGCTTCATCACCCTTCAAACCAACTTCGGTCTCAGATGCTACGTTTTGAATTTTCTTTTTGCCCAGTGCTTGTTTTGTTTCACGAACTTCAGCGACAATCTTGCCTTGCTCTTCGGCGGCTTGAGCTACAACGCCCTTTTGCTTATCGATACTAGCTTGCAACGCTTTAAACGTTGGCGTCAGACGACCACCGGACTTGGCCTTGCCGTTATCACGCAAGAACTTCTCACGACGCTCCAAATCGGCCAACTTAGCGCGTTCTTCTGCAAGCTTTTCAAGCGCTGTGGCAGCTTCTTTTGTTGCCTCTGTTTCTGACGTTTCTCCTAACTGAGATATGCGTTGATTTCTTACACCTTTAACAACGGGGCCGGTTTTGCTAGAAGGCAACACTGGTGCAGACTCACCCTTCCGTTTACGGCGCTTGGCAACTTGTTTGTCGTAAGCTTTAGTTTGGGCATCATCAAACGCCCGTTCTAGGGCAAGCTGACCGTTCTCTTTGATTTCAGACGTAATACGCGGCGCGTCTTGATACACCGATTCCAGTTTTCTGGCTTCATTGTCGCGGCTAGTTTGTAGCTCAGCCCGTTTTTCTTCAGTTAAATTTTTGTTTTCTAACTGACCATCAAGCGAACCCATGGCACTACGGATTTTTGCGATGGTCTGCCTCATTGAAGTAGTGTCCACCAAATTGCGAATACCGGGCAAATTTAAACCTTCACGAGCGCGTTGTAGTGTGGCTCGGTATTCCGCATTTGGTGTGCCAACTTCTTCCGTATCTGCTGTTTTGGGTTTTTGTTCTTCTTTTACAGCCGCTCGCGCCGCTTGTTCCGCTCTTTGCGCTTTGTCTAACGCGTCCTGTGCTTTTTTCTGTTCCCGTTCTAGTGCTTTACGAACAACGCTACCTTCTTCGTATTCAACAATGGCGGCATCCACACGTTCACGCGCAGGGCCTAGTGCTTTCTTGGCTAGGTTGTACGCAGTTTTAAGACGTTTAATTTCTTTGTTTGCTGTGTCAGGGTCTAACCACTGCTTAAGTTCTGTAAACTCTTTGTTCTCTAAGCTGTCACGCATTGACGTAGGGTTAAGTGGGTCTCTACTAAAACGCAGAGCTTCGTCAATCAGAGCAACTAGGTCTTGTTTACCTTTTTTAGACAGCTTGGCAACACTGTTACGAATCTCAGTCAAGTAAGCAATCCGCAGGGGCAACGCTTGTAGAGCAGATTCAGCAGCTACAACGTCTCGGGTTGCTTCAGCCCACGCAAGTTTAATTTCATCGTCTGCCTTGTTTGTCGGCTTCAAGCCGTACTCGGCTACGAACTTTGAGGTCTCTGGCGCAACTTTAGAACGTGTTTTTAATTTTTCATCCGTTGCTTTAACAGTTGCAAGCGCTTCAGACGACTGGTCTGCTAGCGGCGAGCCACCAACATCAGCGCCTTCTTCAAGAGCCGTAACTTTATTAAGAGCTTTTTGTGTAATTTTTTCTGCTTTAGCAAGCTGTTCTTGCGCCTCTGTTAGCGTTTCCTCTACAGCAGACACTTCATTTTCAGAGTCTTTGTTTAATTGCGCAATAGCTTGACGAAGCCTCTGCACATTGCCCGAGTCCAACATCTTTTGGAAGTTACGCGGTGAGGCACGTTGTGTCTGCGTAGTGGTGTCAGCAAACAAGTCAAGCTGGGGCTGGGCGCTGGTGCGCTGTAATTCTTCGGTGCTAGTGCCGGGACGGGTCTCGCTTTGTCCTGCCGCTTCCATACCCTTGGACATCTCGGTTAAGTCACGAACATCAAACAAGTTTGGCTCGTTGCCTGTGCGGATTTGACGAACAATCTTGCCTGCCAAAGTTCTGAAGTCTTCGTCCGTAGTCTGGGGCAACACTTCTTGCAGTTTTTGTAGCAAGCTAATTGAGCCTGCGCTCATTGGCTCAAGTGTGCCGTCTGAGCGTTCTTGTGTCAGTAACTGGCTGATATCAGCAAGACTTCCAACTTTCTTTACTGGTTTGATTGCGGTTGTAGGTACAGCGCGTTCGCGCGTGTCAGATGTGTCAAGCAACGTTTGGATACTGTCTTCAATAGAAGCAGGCTGCTTTTCTTCCCGCAGTGTAAGTTCTGCTGGTGCGGCAATACGGCGCTTGGGCTGGTCTTGTTGAATCTCAATGGGCTTCTTGTTGCCTTGTGCATCTTCTGTGTAGTACTGCGTGGGCGTAGCGCCCGTCTTTTCAGCCACCTCATTGGTAGCGTTAAGGTTTGCACGCTTTGCCGCGTTGGCCACAGTTGACTGAATGTTGGCGCGCATCTGTTCTTGCAATGCGGACACGGCTTGCACTTGCGATCCAAACTGCCGTTGGCCAGCGGGGCCTGCGTTAGCCGCGCCGCCCCAACGATCACCCAACTCATTGAGCGCTTCCATGACACGGGCACGGGCTTCGCCGCGCTCCCAAGCGGCCATAGGCGCCAGTCCAAACGCATCGCGCCTAGCATCGATCTCGTTTGCGTGATGCTCAAAATACGCTTGCTTAGCCGCATCGGTGCGCTGTTTAAATGTGTCCGGCAGGACTAGCGTGCCTTGATTTACCTTGCCAAGCATGCGTGTGAGCGTCAGCAATTGTTGGTTCTGCTGGTCAGCATACTTGTTTGCCGCGGCTTCTTTAGCCCGAGCTTCTGGCACAGAAATGCCGGCCAGTACGGTTTGCATGGGGGCAGTCTCTTGACCTTTGCCCGTTGTTTCAGTTTCTTTTAGTGCGCGAAGCTTTTCGATAATGCCGCGCGATACGTCATTGTCTTTAATACCACCCGTCTTTGATTTACCGCTGGCTTCTCGGGCAACAGCTAACTGAGTCAGCAAATCACTGCGCTCACGCATCGTGCCGCCACCCAGACCTTGGAACACTTGGCCGGGGGTAATCATGCCGCCTTTAGGAAGCGTATCTAGCAGTCCGTTTACAAGGTCTTCGTCTTGCTGTTCGCTGGCTTTCCTTGTCTCGTAAGACTGGCGCAATGCTTGCGCAGGGCTGTAATCTGGGGTTTGACCTAGTTTTTGTATGCCTTCAACTTCGGGAGTGACCACACGAGAACGCGCTTCGTCTACGGCACGCTGTTGTTCCGCAGCCTGCACGGCAGGAGTCTGTCTTGCGGCGCCCATAAGCTCAAAGCCGGGAGTAGCACCGGTCATCTGACCACGCACACGCTCTAACTGTTCGGCTTGCTGTTTGGCTTGCTCAGCTTGTTGCTTATCAAACTGCTTAAGTTGCAACCCTAACGCGCTGTATATAACTTTTTCAGCTTGTTTTTGTTCTTTGGCTTGCGTCTCTTTATCTTCTTGCGGTTTAACCAACAACGGCAAAGGTACGCGGTTAAGCAGTAGCTGTCTTGCTGTCTCTGGGTCTTGCATCAAGTAGTCCAGATAATCATTGGTGGTTAAAGCACCGACACCTTGCGCGGCTGTAATTTGCCCTGCTGCGTAGTCCTGCAAAATTGTGTTTGCTGGCGCTGGAGCAAGTTCCTCGGTCGGGAACAACTGCCCTTTGTTTGTCTTCCTACCAGCGGCTTGTATACCGGTGTCCTGCTGGCCCATTTGCTCAAGCATGTAGTCTTCTGGAGTCATGCCAGCTACACGCTGTTTCTCCAACTCTTGAGCACGCAACCCCGCAGTGCGGCGGTACTCAGGAACAATCTCTTGCAGTTGTTTGTTTAGCGCAGTTAGCTGATCCTGTGCATCTTTGTACTCGGCTTTTTCTACAGGCGTAGCATCCTTACCGGGTTTTTTGATTGCCGCTTTCTGCGTCTTAAACTGCTCAAGCAGGGTGTCGTACTGCTCACCAATCTGCATGGCATATGGAGCAGTCTGCTTTTCTTGCTCAAGTGCTTGGGCTGTGGCTTCTTCCTGTGCTTGTTGCTGTTGCGCCAACATTTGCTCTTGTTGCAAACTAACGGCTCTTCTTTGCTGAGCTTGTGCAGTATCGTCTTGAGCAACTACACCACGCGCACCACTGCGTTGCTGGACACCAACACCACCACCAATAGGTGCGGCAAGAAGCATGGTCAGCGCTGTGTTTCGGTAGTCTTTAATTGCCTCGTCATCATCCAAAGGCTTGCCAATAGCGGCGCGGTCTACGACATCTTGCAAGACCTCCGTTGGCAACTCACCAAGAGCAAACCCACCAATACCGCGGCCAATAGTCTCAAGCGTACCTCGATTGGCAACCCTACGCGCCTCTGCCAACAACACGGCTCTGGCCGCATCATCGGCTTCTGCGGCAACCTTCTGGCCAATGGCTTTCTTAAAGACAGCCGGCATGGCAATCTTAGTACCGATAAGGTTCAAAGCCGCGTTGGCTCCCGCGTATGGCAGGAGTTCTGCTGTGTCAACATCAATCTTTTGACCCGCTTGCAACTGCTCTTGTGCTTTAGCTTGAGCCTGACCACCCAAAGCTTGGATAGCGTTGACCAAATAGGTTGTGCCGTACTGGCCAATCTCAGCGCCAACATCTGCCGCGCCTTTACTTCTACCAAGCAAAGCACCCAAAGCACCGCCACCCACACGGCCTAGCTTAGCCAGACTAACTTCTTGTGCAATGGAAGGGGCAAGACTTGCAACGGCTGAAGGAACTTGTTTAACCGCTTCGCCTGCCGAAGTTAAATAATCACCTTGTTCAAAAGGCTGGGTAATTTTCTCTAAGTCAAGACCAGATTTATACTTGTCTTGTGTTGCCTGCTGGCGCTTGAGCCCTTCGGCTACTGCTAGATTGCTGTCACCTGTGAGTGAAGCAAGACCTGTGCGGCCAAGGTTTAAAAGGTTGGATGCGCTACCCGCTATGTCTGCCATGATCCCTGTTTTGGGGGCAGGCTTGCTTTGTGCAAAAGCTTCAGGAAATCTTTCCTTGGCCAGTGCTATGGCTTCCTCGTACCCCATTGAGTCGGGAACTTTAAGTGAAGCACCATTAGGAAGGGGTAGGTATTTAGCCATAGTTTTTAAATTGTAGACCGCACATTTGTAGCGCCCCAGCGGGTCAGACTGAGGGCTTTAAAGACACCGTTGTTAGGTTAAATCATACACTTCTTTGCCTGTGGGCGCACTAGAAAAACCAATGTTTGCACCAAACTGAGATAAGTGTGGGTTAAGGCTGAGTGCCTGACGCATAGCATCAATTTCCATTTGTGCACGTTGTGTAGCATTTGCAGTTGTGTAATCTGTACTCTTTCTCAAGTCGCCCAACGTCTTGTTCTGAAGCGCAATATAGTCTTTGCGTTCTTTTGCAAGTTTAGAGTCTGCGTCAGCCAGCATCCGGTTACGCGCGTGACTTGGCGCTGCTGCAATTTCAGACTGGCGCAACTGCGTGAAACTGCTAAGCATGGTCTTGGCTTCGTCACGGCTAACGTCATACTCTTTCATGGCAAAGTCGGTCAAGGCGCGAAGACCGGAGTTTGCCGCCTTGTCAATACCAGCCTTGGCTTGACGCAACTCAGACGCATCCATGTTCTTTTGATTGAAGCGCACATCTTCCAGACGGCCATAAGCATCGTCCAGTTTGTCCCTAGCATCTGCAAGGCGTTTTTGGCTTTCACGATAGGACGCTGTGCCGCGCATAGAGCCTTGACCAATGTTGGTAAGAGCGTTGGGCGAAGTGCCAGACATTATGGCAAGACCAGCTTCCAAAAACGCCAACCCGCTTGACTGGCCTTCTTCTTTACCAAGGCGCTCTTCACGAGTTTTAAGTTTAGCTTCGCGGTCTTTGCCGTAGTCGCCACGCGCTGCAAGGTCTGCCTGCAACTGATCGTATTGTTTCTGTGCAGTAAGGGTCTCAGCACCGGCAAGACTGCCAAGCTGACTACGGACTGCATCCAGCTTGGCTTGACGCTCTTCTGGAGAACCAGCAAACTTACTGTACATGTTTTGAACATCTAAAGAACTGGTTGTTTTGGGGCCAGCAAGGGTTGGCGTTTTAGCAGTATCGGCAGTATCGGCACCAGCCGCGGCTGCGCCTGCATTTGCGGTGGGGGGTGTTTGCGCTGCAGGAGTGTTTGCCGCTGGTGTAGCTGCTGCCGCTGCAGCCGCTTCAGCTTTTTTAGTTTCCGCAGGCGTTGCTTGCGGGTTGGCTTTTCTCCAAGCTTTAAGAGCTTCGCCTTCTTGGTCAATAAAAGATGCAGCAGCGCCGCCTGCTATGCCACCAATAACCGTGCCTGCGGGCGTAAACAACGAACCTAAGCCAGCGGTTACCATAGGTAAACCTGCGCGTGAAGCTGTGCGGCCTGCTTGCAAAATCTTATCCACAGAAGAAACATTCGGGTCGTTGTAAAAATCACCGGCTTTATAGCCTTCGTACAACCCTTGACCCGCGCCAAAGACGCCCGCTGTGGCCGCACCAGCGCCTAGTGGTAATTTGCTTGTTTTTGTTGTGCCAATATTAGACAGCGTATCCCCAACACTTCTAACAGTAGGGCCAACTTTTTGGCCTAGCTCAAAAGATTTACTTGTGGCGGCAGATGGTGCAGCCGATTGCCCTGCCGCTGGGCCAGATGATGGAGAAGCCGCACCTAAACGCTCTTGCACAAGCTTATCTACAGTCTGTTTAGTAGCGGGGTCACTCAAGTATTTCTGAGGAGATTCGCCAAGTTCTTTCAATACAGCGCGAACCATTTCCGTGTAACCAACACCACCGCCAGCCATACGAACTACAGGTTCGCTAGAGTTCATCATATCTTCGTTGGTGTAGCCACCATCAGCAAACGCAACAATACCGCCACCGGCCATATTCTGAATGTTGGGCGCAGGCAACTGTGCAATCCCTTGGTCTTCTGGCAACTGCCCGCCTTGGGTGGGAGCAGTCATTTGCGCAATTTCTTGATCGACTATTTTGGATTGTGGCTGACCCATGTTTTTAGCTTGCGCTTGTGCACGCATCTGCTTGCGGGCGGTGCTCTCCGCAATCGCCATGGGCAAAATGTAAGGGTCGTTCTTGTGCATCGCAGCGTACTGCTGCAACTGCCTATCACCCATTGTGCGCAAGGTGGACGTAATCTGGTTAACGTTTGGGATTGCCATGTTTTTTCCTTACGCCATGTTTGAAATGGCCAACTCAGCCAGACCAGCAGGACGCTCTTTAATACTGCCGCCTTTAGCAATTTTACTCATGCCGTATGCGGCTGTGCCCAAACCTGCCAGTTGAGACACAACTGAAGGTGCACTGTTGTACATGGTGTTGACTGTGCCCATGGGCGTTCCGCGCATCAAGCCAGACATAAACTCAAGCTGTTGGTACGGATAGCGCTGTTGGTTCTGGAAGTCGGTGTACTGGTTGTTGAGAATGTTCTGCATCTGCTGCTGTTGCTGAGTGCCGTACTGATTCTGCACACCAATGTTTGCCATGTTCTGGTTGTACAAGTTCTGCCCCTGCGCACCAAGATTCTGGTAGCCCGCCATACCCGCTTGCAAACCTTGCAGACCTAAGCCTGCGCCATATTGCGCTTGCTGTGCGTTAAGTTGGTTTGCCGCTTGGCCGTACTGCGCTTGGTTTTGAGCGTTGCTCATTTGCTGGCCATAGCCGTACTGGCGAGCCTGCTCAGCCATTTGCTGAGCGTTCATGCCGTACTGTTGGTTAGCCAGTTGCGCCTGCATGTTCTGACCAGAACCCAGTTGTTGCTGTGCCAGTTGCGCCTGCAAGTTTGTGTTGCCAACGTTGTAGCCCATGTTCTGGTTAGCCAACATAGCTTGCTGTGCCAACTGAGGATTCTGCATAGCCGCGGCTTGGTTGAACTGACCTTGCTGAAGTCCGTACTGACCGGCCAAAGACTGGTTAGCCAGACCAAACTGATTCTGCGCTTGTTGATTAGCCAGACCAAATTGGTTTTGTGCTTGCTGATTGGCTTGGTTAGCTTGCTGACCAAACTGGCCTTGTTGCATACCGTATTGACCGGCAAGCGCTTGATTGGCCAGATTAGCTTGTTGCTGGTTGGCTGTGTTAGCCATGCCAGTTTGCTGTGCCATCTGTGCGTTTTGCAATCCGTACTGACCACCCAAGGCTTGGTTGGCAAGGTTAGCTTGCTGTTGCATTTGAGCGTTTTGCAGACCTGTGTTGTACTGCATCTGCTGATTGGCTTGGCCTGCTTGCAGTCCCGCAGACTGATTAGCCAACAAAGCCTGAAGACCTGTTGATTGGTTCATGCCCTGCGCTTGCAAACCTGTCTGAGCGCCAAGACCTTGCGTTTGTAAGCCTGCACTTAAGTTTTGCAAGTTAGCTTGCTGTTGGTTTGACTGATTGGCCAACGCAGCTTGCAGTGCCTGAGACGAGGACATGCCGCTGGCTTGCAGGCGATTAGCTTCGTTTTGAACAGACGCTTGCTGTTGGTTATTCAAGTTAGCCATAGCAGTTTGCAAGCCAATTTGACCTGCGCCCAACTGCTGAACGCCCAACTGGGCGGCTAAGTTTTGTTGACCAACGGTTAGACCTGCTTGCTGGTTTTGTCCTGCGGCTTGCAACTGACGCGCTTGGTCAGCGTTAAATTGGGCTTGCGCTTGGGTGTACGCTTCTTGTGAACCCCTAGCTTGAATGTCACCTTTTTGAGTGGCTAAGTTCCGCGCAGCTTCAGCATCCATAATTGCTTGGCGGCTACCCCCAAACGCTCCGGATTTAACGGCTTGAGCGTTGGTTTGTGTCTTGGCAATATCCGCTTGACGCTGGGCTTCCCGTTGCTGAATACCCACCACGCTTTGCATGTAGGGAGACATGTATTGGTCAACACTCTTTTGGCCAAACTCTTGTGCAGCAATGCGCTCTGCTGGCCCCATCTGAAACTGCTGAAGCTGGGGGTTATAACCAGACTGAGCGGCTTGGATATCACGGGACTGCACGCCTTGTGCACCAACGTCTCTTGCCGCCTGCATACTGAGGGACTGTAGTTGGGGGGCGTTGACTCGTTCGGCGGCAACACGTTCAGCTTGTAAACCAGCGGGGCCTCCAAACTGCGCGGCACTGACCATAGGAGCGGCGCCTGCTTGTGCGGCTGTACCCATAGCGGCTTGCGCTTGTGGGGCGTTACCCAGTTGAGCCGCTTGCATGTTTTGGGCTGTAGCGTTTTGTGCTGTAGCCGTTGGAGCAGCGCCCAGTTGAGCGGCACTAGCTTGCTGACCCGTTACGTCTCGGGGGCCTTGCATCTGGTAGTTCTGCAAGTTTGGTGCGTTTACTTGCTGAGCGCTAAACTGGCCGGGGTTATATGCTTGCTGGCCTGCGTAGGCGTTGCCAAACTGCTGCGGGTTGTAGCCGTAGTTGCCTGCACGATTTGCCAAAGACTGCAGGCCCTGTGCAGAAGCAACTGAAGCAGGGTCATAGCCAAGGTTGCCAGCGGCAGTAAAGGCTTGTTTTTGCAAGGGCGTAAACTGTGCTTGACGATCTTGTTGGAACGTTTGATAGGGTGTTTGCGCTAAAGCAGAACCTTGCCCGATTACTTCCTTGGCATACGGTTTTGCCCAATCTGGTACATCAGATACTTGGGTCGACGTTGCTGGTGGGGATGATGAGCACATAGCTATACCTTAAAAGGTGTAAATCATTTGGGTGGCAACTTCTTTAAAACCCATACGGCTCCAAAGTTTTGCAACGCGTAAATCGGTCATGGCCGAGACAAGCACTCGCTTGACTTCTCGTTGGCGCAATTCACCAAGGGCGTAAGTTACAAGTTTCTTGCCAACACCGTTACGGTGGTCTTTAGTTACAAAAATCGTGTCTTCTTGTGCAATTAAATCTTGGTTGTGCATATCCCGCGTAAGGTACACGTTACTGTAGCCGCACGCTACACCATCAACTCTCAACACAAAAGTCAACAAATCTCCGCGTTCACAAGCCGTACCGTACTCATTCAAACGTGGATTGTACGGAGAAATCTCAACTCCGTCACCCTTTAAACGCTCTTGCATTTCGGCGTAGTGTTGCCTGTACAGGGGTTCTAACTCCCTGTACGTGTCTGTAAATTTTTCAACACTAAAAGCGTATGTCATACGGGCATCATTTTATCAGCACGGCTGTTAACTGCAACACGATTTTTACCTGTGGTTTTCTTGCGTGCGGCTTGGATTCTGTCCATCATTTGATACAGCTTACGAGCGCCTGCGTCAGTTGAGCCGTTGCCCAACTCGGACACAATCCGTGCAGGGATCACAAACTCACCATCGGCAAGGCGTGCGGGTTGCTTCTTACCAATCATGGCAGGGATGCTGTCAGACACGCCGTCACCGGGGCCTTTGAGCAAACGACCGCCATCAGAGTAGCTGCCTAGATTGCTCATACCGCCCATGGCGTAGCGATGCGCGGCCATCAAGCCACCGTCGGCTGCAGACATAGAGTCAAAGTAGTCATCAAGGTATTTTCCGCCACCAAAGTCACCACCAAAATCACCGTAGTCACCTTCAGCATCACCAACTTCAACGTAGCCACCAGTATCAGGATCAAATGTGTCTGCAACGGCATTAGGAACATACGGGTTCTCAGGCATGGTAACCATAGCACCGCCATCAGGCGTATCCACAACAGTAGGTTGTTCTATAACAGGAGTTTGAACTTCTGGAATGTCAACGGTTGTGCTGCCGTCGGGTTGCGTTACTGCGGTATCCGCAGGCAGAGGGACTACGGCTCCACCATCAGGCGTCTCAACTGTTTCGGGCACGAGATACTTGTCAAACTCTTCTGGCAGGTCACCACCGCCCGCCCTGTTGGGGCCAACAGTGTCAGGAATAGTAATGTTGGGGTCAACGGATTCTATTTCTACCACACCTGTTTTTTCGGGCACATTTGGAATATCCGGCAACTCCAATGGATTTGTTGGGATAATCAACGGTATGTCGGCAGGGTCAATAATGTTGTCAGGAATATCACTGACAATAGGCTCTGTACGAATGCTAGGAACTTCTGGCTCAGGCTCGGGTTCTGGCTCGGGTTCTGGCTCGGGTTCTGGCTCGGGTTCTGGCTCGGGTTCTGGCTCAGGCTCAGGTTCTGGCTCAGGTTCTGGCTCTGGCTCTGGCTCGAGTTCTGGCTCGAGTTCTGGCTCTGGCTCGAGTTCTGGCGTTATAGGTTCAAACGGAACTAATGGCGTAATAGGCGTATCTGTTGGAATGTCGGAAATGCCGCCGGTATACTCTAACACCCTTGCCGCAGGCACTGCGGGTCTAGTCTGAATTTGAGGGCGATAGCCGGGGCCATTACCCATCAGGTAGTCGTACGCTTGGCGAGACACGCCCGTCAAATCATTTGTTCTACCGCTTGGATCAGTGCTTGTTAAGTACTTTAGGGCATCCTCCGAAGACTGTGTTTGACCGCCGTCTGCGTATAAACGTGTGAACTTTGGCGAGAACCATTGGCGCTCACCTGTAGATGCGCCTGTGTAGCTTCCCTGTGGATCAGGATTGCGGTTTAAGTCATAGGCGTACTTGTACTGCTCGGTGTCAGGCTTGTATCCGTTACCAGTACGCTGGTCTAAAAGCATTGGTGTAGCCGCGGCTGAGCCGTATCTAGCTAACCCGCCAAGACCGCCCACGCCTGTAGCTTCTACGCCCTCTTTAGCCGCATTACCTAAGAACGCGTCGCGCCCTACTGGGCTGTCCACCAGACTCTTCAGACCTCTACCGGCTTGTTTAAAGTTGTCTGTCATGGTCGCATCTGCGGCCTGACTCTGGAATGCGTTGCGTGCTGACTCTGTGCCGTATCCGGGTGTGTAGCTAGAAGGGGCAGGTGTTGCTGTTGCTGTTGGAGTAGCCAACGGAGTAGTAGGCGCAGGGACTGCGGCTTCGCCAAACGCACCATACTGAGTGGGCGTTGCGGCAAAGTTTTCATACCCAGTAGGCACGGGTACGGCTGAACGCAACGGTGCTTCGCCAAACGCACCAAGACTTGACTCAGTAGGCGCAAACTTAGTGTAGGCAGACGGGTCAGTCGCAAACGAAGTCGCTGCTTCAGCAGAGACAGGAGCGGCTCCGGGTAGTGCGGCTTCAGCGGCACCAGCGGTAGAAAGACCTGAACCTAAACCTGCACCTCCATAAGCGCCTAAGCCAGCCATCAAACCTTTTTTCAAGCTTCCAGTAGCGACACCGTATCCGGCTCCGGTAATACCTGCGGCCATCAAGGGAGTCAGCGCGCCGCCAGAAGCAACAGATAAACCTGCACCAATTAAGGTTGGCAAAAGGTTAGACAGAAAGCCAGCTTCGGGTAAACCCGTAGTAGGGTTAATCGTTAACGAGCCGCCATGCGCCATGGCCAAAGACTGCAAACCTGCAACTTCGCGTGGGGCCATGTGCACCAGCATCGAGTCGGAATTGCGGCCTTTTGCGGCCATTTGATTTGCAAGTGCGTGTAGGCTCATATCTGCCTCTTAAAATGGGGGTTAATTAAGTTTATCATGGCGGCGGCGTTGAGACAAATGACATGGTAGCCACCACCGACTGTGTAGATGGCTTAGTGGGTGTACCAGAAGCAGCAAGGTGCTGGATGGTTACAGCAACGTTAGGCACAGACCAATAGATTTCTATATACTGCCCCGCCGTCATACTTAAAAAATAGTTCCAGCCAACAATTGCGTGTCCATCCGTACCGGCGTGTCTATTTGGAATAGATACAAAGCCAGTTGACCCGGGTATATTTACCCCGCTTTGTTTTAACCAGATGTAAACATCTTGAAAGGCGGTGTCTGTGTTTTGAAACTGGGCGCTAAACTGTAGGTTGTAAATGCCAGCAGTTGCTACAGTAATTTTAGAACTGCTGATGCTAACACCGTTGGCAAAATCGGTGGTATTCAGTGTCATCAACGTAGCTGTATTGGCTACTGCTGTCTGATCCTGATCGCTAGAAAACGCGCCATACGGAACCGACAAAGTTCTTAACTGCCCGATGATGTTGTCAAGCTGGTTAAAGTACAGGCGCAGAATGTTGTTTAGCTCGTTGATGTAGTTTGGGTCGTACTTATTTGTAGCAATCGGCAGGCGTGGTGCAACAACCCGATTGAGTTCATACTCTGATATAACAATCGAAGACATCAGCCACCCCTTCGGCCATCAGGCCGGATGTCCATACGAGGAGCGCCCAGTTGCCACGTTACGCCAAGCGCGGTGGAGTCAATCTTAAATGACATCTGGCGCCCACGCACGCGGGTGTTAATCTGCCCTGTAAACTGCTCAACTGGGATAACGGCTGTGCGCGTTACCGCGCCATTGTTGCTACCGCCAACCGATTCGGGATTGTTGTAGCCCGAGCCAGAGTTTTGCAAGGGCTTCAAATACATGGTGGCCTGTGGGCTGGCGGCTGTGGAACCACGGAACGTGATGTCGGGCAGTACACGCCAAACGAAACCAAAGTTGTGGCCATCACCAATGTCAAACTCAGAAGACGTAATGTAGGCTTCTATTGGCTGTGTAGTAGCGGCAATGCTGTCGTCCACGCCCTGCTCGTGGTTCACAATGTTGTAACTGTACGTGGCAGCAATCGGGTAGTTGCGTAGGCCAGAATCAAGCCACGCTGTACGCCCCATCTCGCCGTAGTACCAGATGTCTTCTCCGTAGTTGTACACCGCGTACTTGTCAATTTCGTTTGAACTTTCAGAACAGTAAAACCACCAAATTTCATTAAAACCTTCGTTGGTACTTGCA